CCCAGCGGGTGATGGCCGAGGCCACGCCACGCGCCGCCGCCATGGCCCACGTGGCCGCGCCGGCTGCACCGGTGCACAAGGAGCGCCCGATCCGGTCGGAGGCCTACCGCCGCGCCGTGGCCATCCTGCCGTGCGTGATCTGTGGCATCGCCGGGTACAGCCAAGCAGCCCACGCCGGGACGGGCAAGGGCGCCGGGATCAAAACGAGCGATCTGACCTGTTTTCCCGCCTGCGCCTGTCGGCCAGGGGTGCGCGGGTGTCATTCCCGCCTGGATCAGGGAGCGCTGTTCACGCGCGCAGTGCGCCAGCAGCTGGAGCCGGTCTGGGCCGCCGACACGCAGCGCCGGCTGCTGGCCATGGGCCTGTGGCCGAAATCACTACCTCGGCCGGATGACGGCTGACCGCACAAAAAGAAAAGCCGCCCGAAGGCGGCCATCCCGATTCAACCTGAACCTGAGCACTTCAAATTGTATAGCGGGAGCAGCAACATGACCAACGCCCAAACGACACAAAGCGCCGAGCCGTCCGCCGAGGAACAGGCATCCCTTGCTGTGCACAACGCGCGCAAGTCCAGCCGCGACCAGGTGTACGACGCCATCCTGGAGCTGTCCGAAAGCGAAACCCCGGCCAAGGCCGCGGACGTGGCGCGTGTCACGGGGTTGGCCATGCCCATCGTCTACGACAGCATCAAGGCGCTCAAGCAGCGCGGCCGCATCTTCTCGGACAACGGCGCATTCTTTGCCACGGACGAGGTGCCGGATACGCAGGCCGTGTCACACACCATCCTGCCCGACGGCCGTGTGAAGCTGGAGAAGGGCGACCAAGTGATGGACCTGAACCCGCGCGAGGCCCGCGCCCTGGCCAAGACCCTTGCTGGGAACGTGGAGCAGGCCGTCGTGATCTTGATGCAGCACCGACAAAACGACCAGCAGGCGCAGATCCGCCGGATGCACCGCAAAATCGAGAAACTGCACCAGGAGCTTGCCCGTGCGCTGTCCACGCAAATGCAGGCGCAGCTGGCGTTGGAGGCGTAGCCCAGCCGGCGGGCTCGGCGCCTGCCTTGTGCTAGGCGAGCCCCGCCGGAGATACCGCGGCAGCAAAAAAAGGGTTTGTCCCTACTTGCATGTAATCAATAAAACGATTACATTACAGCCATGGGTTGCAGCAAAGCACCCACCGCCCCGGCGGCACCGGGCATCCTGACCAGGAGCATCATCATGACCCAGACCCAGACCTTCACCGTCAGTGGTGGATTTCACAGCGCAGGCGAGATCACCATGCGCGCCAAGGTTGACCCGCGCGGCGGCATTCAACTTTCGCCTGCTCAGGCCCGGCGCCTGGGGAATCACATGTGCGGGATCAAAGGATGCATCTGCGGGATGCACCACGGGTGGGTTGTCGATGGCGTGTCGCGCAACGATCTGTCCGAAGCGCTGATGGATGCCAACGCAGAGCGGTACTTGAATTCCTCTCGCAACCGCTGATTGCCATCTCTGCCGCGCAGGCAGTTTCGCAACCCACACCCGGAGAAAAAACCATGCTGCAAATTTCTGAATTCGCTCTCTCGACCCCTGAGCACGGCGTGTTGTGCCGCGAGCCCTCGCGCCAGGCGGCCGAGGCTGCGGCCGCGCGGTACACCCCTGCACTGCAGCACTACACCATCACCGAGGAAAAGCGCCCAGCCGCCGCACGCGGGCTGTGCGTGGCGGTCGGCGGCCTCGCCCGCACTTGGGAACTGGTGGCGGGCGAGGCCGACCCGGAACGGGGCCTGTACCCCGTCACTGAGCGCGCCGCCCTGGCACTGGGGATGGGCGGGAGCGCAGGCGCCCTGCGCGCCCCGGGCATCGTGACCCTGGGCAGTGAGCTGCAGGAGCAGCCAGAGATCGAGCACGAGGCGACGATCAACGCCACGCACAATCAGCCGTGGAGCGCGGGTCGGCAGGTTGCCCGGGCGGTCGCAGCTGTGGCCCTGCACTCCACGGGCGCCCTGGACTGGGAGGCCCAGGCGTATGGGCCGGCGTTGCGCGAGCTGCTGGACGAGCGTCACGCACGGCACGCCTACACGGCTTACTGAGCCGATGGACGCCACCGTACACCTGCGCATCCCGGCCGCCACCAAGGCGCGCTGGGTGCGCGAAAGCCGGGCCGCAGGTATGCGGCTCACCGACTGGATCATGCAGCGCGTGGAGGCGCAGGCCATGCAGCAAATCACCCCCATCACTCTGCCCGAGGGCATGGCGTTTGCCGACCTGCAGCTGGCACGCGATCCGGCGACGGGCGACGTGTCGTTTTCCACAGCCGTCGTGGAGCGCATCGAGCGCGCCAGCGGACTGCCGGCAGGCTTTTTCATGGCCCAGGACGAGGACGCGGTGGCGTCGCTCATCACCACTTGGTACGCTGCCCACCTGCAGGCCGGCGGCGAGCGCGACCCGGCGGCCGATGACCTGATAGCCGAGGCGCGCGCAGAGGACGCAGCCGGCCAGCCCTACAGCCACCAGCCGGGCCGCGCATGACCGCCGAACAATACCAAGCCCTGCACCGCCTCATGGGCTGGCACAAGGGCGCCCCCATCGCCGGCGCCTGCGCGCTGGTCTTGGTGGAGGGCATGACGCAGGCCGAGGCCGCTCGCCTTATGGGCACCACCCGCCAGGGCGTCAACCGGGCCCTGGCACGCGTGCAGCAGGTGCGCCAGGCAGCCGCCGTCCTCGTGGGCTCCACCCCCCTGTAGGGTTCGACGCCTACCAGCCAGCCGGGAATCATCCCGGGCATGGCATCAAAACCCGCGCCGAAGAAGGCGCCCACCAACGCCACGACGCCCGCTGCCCGTAAGAAGGCCGCGGGCGCCGCTGTTTCCGCTATCAAAGCAAAAGCAAAAAAGCCAAGCCCAGAAAAGGCAAACACTGCGAATACTCCAACAGCCGCAAAGCCTGAAAGACGAGCGCCGCGAGTAAAGCCTGCCGCCTTGATGCCACCGATGCCACTTGAGCCGCGCCAAGAGCGCTTTGTTCAGGAGTACCTGATCGACCTCAACGCAACCCAGGCTGCCATTCGCGCCGGCTATAGCGAAAAGACGGCGCGGTTCATAGGCCATGAGAACCTGACAAAACCCAACATCCAGGCCGCAATAAGCCAAGCGCAGAAGGATCGAGCCGAGCGAGTCGGCATTTCGGCCGACCGAGCCTTGCGCGAAGCCTGGAACGTTGCCACCGCCGACGCCCGCGAGCTGGTGCAGGTGAAGGTAGGTTGCTGCAGGTTCTGTTACGGCGAAGGCAACCGGTATCAGCGCACCGTGGGCGAAATGAACCGCGACCGCGAGAAATGGGCAGAAAAGGGCGACGCCGGTGAGTTCGATGAAAAGGGCGGGATCGGCTACGACCCGCTGCGCATGCCTTTCGAATCCTGCCCCGAGTGCGGAGGTGACGGTCAGCCGCGCGTGGTGCTGTGCGACACCCGCAACCTGAGCCCCATGGCGGCCGCGCTCTACGCTGGCGCCAAGCAGACCAAGGAAGGCATCGAGGTGAAGATGCAGGACAAGGGCGCCGCGCTCGAAAAGGTGTTCAAGCATCTTGGCCTGTACCAACGGGACAACGAGCAAAAGACCGACCCGCTTACCGCGTTGCTGCAGACAATCACCGGCGGCACGAACAGCACGTTCAAGCCCGTGGCGCGGGACCCCGAGCACGACAAGCAGGACGACGAGGACTGACCCGTGTCCGAGCTGCTGCCCACCATCATCCACGACGAGCCGCTAGTTCCGCTGCCCACGGACGAGGCCGACCTGGCGCTCAAGCTGGCCGATCCCGAGTGGCGTCTATTCTCCGGCTGCCTCTACAAGATCATGGTCAAGGGCGACGACGAGGCCGAGGAGGCCATGGTGATGCCCTTCCACCCGAACCGGGCGCAGCGGCGCTTTGTGAAGCGGCTGTGGCACCGCAATCTGATTCTCAAGGCCCGCCAGCTGGGTTTCACGACGCTGATTGCCGTCATGTGGCTAGACCATGCGCTGTTCAACGCGGATCAACGCTGCGGGATCATTGCCCAGGACCGTGACGCCGCGAAGGTAATCTTTCGAGACAAGGTGAAATTCGCGTACAACAACCTTCCGGCCGAGCTGCGCGACAGGTTCCCACTGGAGGCCGACAACGCCGACGAACTGCTTTTCGCGCACAACAACAGTTCTATCCGCGTGGCCACGTCCATGCGCTCTGGGACCATCCACCGCCTGCACGTCAGCGAGTTCGGCAAGATCTGCGCGAAGTACCCGGACAAGGCGCAGGAAGTCGTGACTGGCTCCATCCCCGCCGTGCCCACAAATGGCGTGCTGGTCATCGAGTCGACCGCCGAAGGCCGCGACGGCGAGTTCTTCAGGATGGTGGAGCAGGCCCAGCAGTTGGCAGCCAGCAAGGCTCCGCTCACGCCCAAGGACTACCGGTTTCACTTCTACGCTTGGTGGCAGGAGCCCAAGTACCGACTGGAAAGCAGCACGGTGCCCGTGTCCCCCGAGGAACACGACTATTTCGAAACCATCGAGGTGGCCGCGGGCTGCCGCATCGACCCCGACCAGCGTGCCTGGTACGTGGCAACAAGGACTGCCGATTTCACGGGCAAAGATGAACGAATGTGGCAGGAATACCCGTCCACGCCCGACGAGGCATTCCAGCTATCCACCGAGGGCAACTACTACGCCAAGGACATGGCGGCCCTGCGCAAGCGCGGCGGCATCTGCAACGTGCTGGTGCTCGACGCCCCGGTGTTCACCTTCTGGGACATCGGCAACAGCGACGGCGTGGCCGTGTGGTTCCACCAGGAGCTGCGCGGCGAAGACCGCTTCATCGACTACCTTGAGGCGCACAACGAGGACTTGCGCTACTACGTGGCAGAGTTGCGCAAGAAGGGCTATGTGTTCGGCAAGCACTTTCTGCCGCACGACGCGGACCACAAGCGTTTGAGCGACTACAACAAGAGCACCAAGGAGCAGTTGGAGGCTCTGATGCCGGGCGAGAAGTTCGAGGTCATACCGCGCGTCACCCAGTTAATCACCGGCATCTATGCGACGCGCAAGCACCTGAAGACTGCCTACTTCGACAAGGAGCGATGCAAGAAGGGCATTCAGCGCATCGAGGGCTATCGCAAGAAATTCAATCGTGCCGACAACCGGTTTACCGACGAGCCCGACAAGTCCAACGGCTGCAGCGAGGGCGCCGATGCCCTGCGCCAGTGGGCTCAGAAGAAGGAGCTGGGCGCCATCGGTGACACCCACAGCACGTATCGAGAACCGCCGCCACCCGACTGGCGCACCTGACCGCCGAGGCCACCATGCTGAAATTCATCAAGCCCCCTGCAAGCGCCGACCTGGGCGCAGCCATGACGCCCGCGGAGTTCGCCTCCATCATCGACGAGGCCATCGACCAACCCTCTTGGCGCCGGCAGGCCGACATCGAGGCCGACTACGTGGACGGCAACCAGCTGGACTCCCGGCTGCTGGCCCAGCTCAAGGCCGTGGGCATCCCGCCGGCCAAGGAGAACGTGATCGGCCCGGCCATCGCGGCCGTGTGCGGCTACGAGGCCAAGACCCGCACCGACTGGCGCGTGACGCCAGACGGCGACCCGGGCGGCCAGGACGTGGCCGACGCCCTCAATTTCCGCCTGAACCAGTCCGAGCGGCACAGCGGCGCCGACGCGGCCATGTCGGCCGCCTTTCGGCCGCAGGCGAGCGTGGGCCTGGGCTGGGTGGAGGTGGCGCGCAGCTCTGACCCATTCTCTTACCCGCACCGCTGCCGCCCGGTGCACCGCAACGAGATCTTCTGGGACATGCGCGCCAGGGAGAAAGACCTGAGCGACGCCGCGTGGCTGTTCCGCGAGCGCTTCACGAAGAAAGCGCGCGCCGCCGCCGCTTTCCCCGACCATGCCCACCTGATCGACCAGGCAGACGCTGTGAGCACGCTGGGCAGCTACGGCGCCTTCCTGGGCGAGGGCGGCGCTTCTACCAGACTGCACGCCGGCATCGACCAAAACCGGGCCTGGACCAGCCGCGAGCAGGCGTGGTATCGGCGCGAAACCGACGAGGTGTGCATCATCGAGCTGTGGTATCGCCGTTGGGTGAACACGGTGATCCTGCGCATGAAGGGCGGGCGCGTGGTGGAGTTCGACCAGAACAACGCCGCGCACCAGGCGGCCGTGGCCACCGGCCAGGGCACGCTCGAGCGCGTGACCGTGGCCCGGCTGCGCCGCAGCTACTGGATGGGGCCGTACTGCCTGCACGACGGCCCGACGCCATATCCCCATCCGCACTTCCCCTACGTGCCGTTTTGGGGCTATGTGGAGGACCAGACCGGCGTGGTGTTCGGGCTGGTGCGGGACATGATTTTCCCGCAGGACAACCTGAACAGCACGATTGCCAAGCTGCGCTGGGGCATGTCGGCCACCCGCACGGAGCGCACCAAGGGCGCTGTGGCCATGAACGACGAGCAGTTCCGCCGCCAGGTGGCCCGCCCGGACGCGGACATCATCTTGAACCCCGAAGCCATGGCGATGCCCGGCGCGCGCTTCGAGGTCAAGCGCGACTTCCAGCTCAACAGCCAACAATTCCAGCTGATGACCGACAGCCGCGCGGCGCTTGGGCGCGTGTCGCCCGTCAGCCCGGCGCTGCTGGGCCAGGCCGGAACCGCCACCAGCGGGGTGCAGGAGCAGACGCAGCTCGAGCAGTCCCATGTGACGCTGGCCGACCTGATGGACAACTTCAAGAACGGCCGCGCCATGGTGGGCGAGCTCCTGCTGGCGCTCATCATCGAGGACATAGGGAAAGAGGAGCAGACCATCGTCATCGAGGGCGACACGCTCAACCCTCCGCGCACCGTGCGGCTGAACCAGCCAGAGATCGACCCCGACACCGGCATGCCCTACCTGAGCAACGACGTGCAGCGCACGCGCTTGCAGGTGGCGCTGGAGGATGTGCCGTCGAGCAGCAGCTTCCGCGCCCAGCAGCTCAACGCGCTGTCCGAGGCGGTGAAGGCATCGCCGCCAGAGATTCAGCAGGTGACCATGCCTTTCATGATCGACCTGATGGACCTGCCCCGCAAGAAGGAGGTGGTCGAAGCCATCCGCGCAGCGAAGGGCCAGGCCGACCCCGAGGCGATGCGCGAGCAGATCAAGCAGGAGCTGATGTACGAGCTGCGCGAGCGCGAGCTGGCCGTGAAGGAGCGCGAGAGCGAGGCCAAGGTCAAGAAGATGGTGGCAGAGGCGGTGCAGACGGGCGTGCAAGCCGCATTCAGCGCGATGCAGGCCGCCAACCAGGTGGCCATGAACCCGATGATCGCACCCATCGCTGACAAGGTGATGCAGGGCGCCGGCTACCAGCTGCCGAACCCCGCAGGCGTGGACCCGAACTTCCCCGTGCCGGCCGCGCCGATGCCTGTGACGGCGGACCCCGGCGAGCAGACGCTGCCCGGCGTGCAGCAAAACACCAGCCCCGCCTTCCCGCCGATACCGCAGGAAGCGGGCACGGGCATGCAGGGTATTGAGACGCCCACCCCCGCTGACAACTTGGAAAGCGCCTGACCCCCTCTAGGGTTTCGCTTCGCGCACACGCACGCAGACACTGCCTCCAGCCCGCCCGTGATGGGTCGGCCAACTCCCACCGCTGGAGAGTGTGACGGCCGGGGCTTCGGCCCTGGCCCGATCCTCAAACACGGTGTGCCCACCAACAGGCCCTGCCGGATAGCAGGGGATGGAGCACAGCACCTTGACCACCGAAGCCCAGCAACTGCTCGACGCGGCATACGCCGGCACCCTGGACCTGGACGCGGATGCGGCCCAGGCCAACGCCGACGGCAAGACTGCCCAGAGCACTGCAGCACAACCCGAAGAAGCGAACCGCGACCCTGCCGCGGCACAGGCCACAGCGACTCAGGATGACGAGACGCCCGCGCCCATCGCCAGCAAGTCCGGTGAATACACGATCCCCTACGAAAAGCTGACCCAGGCACGCCAGGAGCGCGACAGCTACAAGGCGCAAAGCGAACACTACCGCGCCCAGCTCGAGCAACTGACCGCTGCCCAGGCGCACAACATCGCCACTGCCCAAGCGCAGGCACAGGCCCGAGCGGACGCCGGCCAGGCCCCCACGCAGGCAGATGCCAACCTTGCAGCCGCCCAGGCAGCCGCAGCCGCTGGCGTCGATGTTGACCTGTTTGGCGACTTTTCCGAAGAAGCCATTGCCAAGGGCGTAGCAGCCCTGGTGGAGCAGCGAGCAGCCGCCCTGGTGGACGCGAAGCTGAATGAGGCCTTGGCCCCGTTCAAGCAGCGCGAAGCCGAGACGGCTGTCACTGCACACGAAGCGGCCATCTACGGCGCCCACCCGGACGCCGACGAGGTGCACGAATCGGCCGAGTTCAAGGCATGGATGGGCAAGCAGCCCAGCTACGCCCGCGCGGCCATCGAGCAGACCCTGGCCCGCGGCAGTGCGCAACAGGTGATCGAGGTGTTCTCGACGTTCAAGGAGACCCTGGCCAGCAAAGGCAAGCCCGCCGATGCCGTGAGCCAGGCCCTTGCCAAAGCGCAACAACAGCCACCGATCAGTTTGTCGGAGCTCAACGGCGCAGCTCCTTCGGGGGCCTCCGATGCAGAGCGTGTAGCAGCGCTCGCCGGCGACCCTGCAGCGTTGATGGAATTTATGGCCGGCCTCAGCCCTGAAAAGCAGAACCGGCTGATGAACAGCGTGGTTTAACCGCCGCACCTTTTTGAACCCTGGCCAACCCGTGATGGGCGCGCCATCTCCCTTTGATGGAGGACACCATGTCCAAGACTTCTGTGGCCGCCGGCTCGCCGAACGCCCAATACGTACAGGCTGCGGGGCTCTTTGCCCAGTCCATGCAGCGCAATTCCACGCTGGCGCGCATGACCGGCAAGATGCCCACGGGTGAGGCCAGCGCAGCGGCCACCATCCGCAAGCAGACCAGCGCGGACATGCCCATCGTGCGCGCCGAGGATCTGTCCCGCGGCAAGGGCGACGAGGTGGAGTTCCACTTCCTGCAACCCTCCGGCGCCTACCCCATCATGGGTGCGCGCATGGCCGAGGGCAAGGGTTCCGGCATCTCCATCGACAAGGCCCGCGTGCGTGTCAACCAGGCGCGTTTCCCTATCGACGTGGGCGACACGATGACCGACCTGCGCTCGCCCGTGGACTTCCGCCGCGTGGGCCGTCCCATCGCGCAGTCGTACATGGACAGCTACCTGGACCAGAGCATTCTGGTGCACCTGGCCGGCGCCCGTGGCTTCCACAACAACGTCGAGTGGCGCATCCCCCTGGAAGCACACGACCAGTTCGCGGAGATCATGGTCAACGAGGTCAAGGCTCCCACGCGCAACCGCCACTACATCGCCGACGGCACGGCCATCAAGCCCTTCGCCGTCTCCAGCGGCGAGGTGGACCTGGCGACCACCGACCTGCTGACCATGGACGTGGTGGACGCGGTGCGTACGGTGATCGAGTCGATTGCCCTGCCGCCGCCGGCCGTGA